CCATCAATACCACACACAGTTTCCATTTAACTTAATGGTTTTACATCTGCTTTTAAACTCGGTATGTCCTCTAATGTTCTTAATAAGCCTTTCACATAATCATCTGCAGCTAATTCTAACAACGAGCCTTCGATTCCACACGATGGTTTCGTAGAAAACTGCAATGATGCTTGCCATGGATATCCTTTACGAAATTTGGGACCATCCCACTGTTGTGGAACTCCACACACGTCCTCCACGTGTTTCGAAATAATGGTAGGTTCAACATCGGAATAATAAGATGCACGTCCCTTCACTTGTCCATAATACTTACAATTAGTACCTTCGGGCAAAAAATTAATAGGGCTCTTCGGGTGCACCTTATCATTCTCATAAAATTGAATATCATATAATTCTTTTGGTACAGTTCCTGAACTTTTTGCCAAAATAACACCAGGAACTTTACGTAATACTTCAAAAGCACTATCAAATTCATTCTTAAGTAATAATCCACTACAACCACGTGTTTGACCACTTTTACCTCCTAAATGAAAGCCTCCAATTAATGGACCTTTGGTCTCCGTGATTAAAGGCGCTATGCATAATCCTTCGAATGTTTCAAAATTTAAATTATATTTTGATCCAAAGAACTCTGCTGCATAAGTAACAACTGGTCCAACATCCATCAATAATTTAGACCCTACACAAGAACCATCATTCTTTTTGTATGTTAAACGAGCTGGTACATTTGCAAAACGCTGTTGTGGAAAATAATCCGTCAAATCTTTCCAATCTCCACCATTAGGTACCCAAACAATGGATAAATCAGTATTTGGAATATTAATGCTAAACTTACGGTATAAAAAACACTCAAAATTACCTCCAATTAATGAAGGATCATGTCTTGTAAATTTAGCTTTTATATCATCAGCCTTCCACATATGCTGCGGTACAATAGCAACATTCGATTTTGGGAAGAAAGCATCACATTCAAAATTACGTACTTTACCATTATCAGTTAAAGTAATATACATATGACAAAGATTATCCTGAACCATCTTCTCCAATCTATCCGGAGTAGTTGTTTTCGACTTTTCACTACACGGCATTTCAGATACCTTAACGCCTGCCCAAGGATTAACCTCGGAATCTCGTTCTACAATATCTATTTCCGTCTTTGGTGCCAAATTTCCTTGTGGTACAGGTACAACCTTAAAAGCTTTATATATTTGCGCAATCGCATACAAAGTCGCTACTACAACACACGTTCCTGTAATCCATTTTATATGTCTATCACGATACATTTTAAAGACTCTAGGCATAGCCTCATTATCTGCAGCTACTTCTGCGTACATCTTGTTTTTCTCAAACTCTACTACTCCTGAAATTCCTAATAATGGGATACATAGCAGGGGTAGTAACAATGAGGAAACAAATAATGTTAAAAATATACATAAAACCATACCACACAAATGATTACAATAAGATCTGCGAATACGTTCTCTTAAATCACTCTGTCGAGACGACCATATTACGTTTTTCATCCAATCTTTTTGTAACCAATCTTGCGGTACCCAATTGGTCCAACAAACCCAACGTGAATTTTCGAGCCAATCGAGACGCTGCAAAAGCATCTCGACTGACCTTGTTTCAATTTCATCTGTCCAATATGCGACTCGCGGTTTCCACCAATTTTTCCAATAGCGGTATCGTGGCAACATTGCTGAAACTACCTGCTCACCAATTTGTTCACTCAACACTTCTTCTTGTTCTGGCTTGTGAACTTTGCCACAAACACATACATCTGGTACTGGAAACCTACATTCACTACATAATTGAATCTTCTTATCCAAATTGTTATTTTTCGCAACCAACTCGCGTTGATTAGCATAAAACTTTGCCGAATCCTGGCCTATCCAACGAATCAACTGTGGTAAGCCAATATCCTTCAAAAGCACTCCATCATCATTAACAATTTCCCAACCTACTGTTGCAGGTTTACCTTTCGTATGGTTGGGAATGGGGTATGATTTTTCAACTGTAATGTTCCAAAAGTCTGGTATTTGCGGTGATCCGAAAGGAAAAGCCGCACGCACCTTATCTTCATTCAACATATCATGCACGGCATACTCTGGCTTAACTTTACAAGTCAATGTAATACGATCACGACGCGTAATGGACGCAGGTTCATTAGAATAAACTGTGGCACATGTGTCCTTAACATTTTTAGTTCCGATAACCACTTTGGGTTCAACAGAAATTTTACCTTTCATATCGGCTTCTGCCATATTCGCGTACATACGAACATTATTAACTAATTGAA